TGAATAGGTTGTTGTTGCTGAGTTTGAGTAACCTGCTCCAACAAAAGTTCCATCTCCTAATGAGCGATTTTTGTAACCTGCTCCAACAAAAGAATATGAGCCGTTTGCTCGACTATTTCTACCGCCAGCAACAGTTGCACTATTTCCTCCAGCCAAGTTTCCAGACCCATTATTTGCAATAATAGAGTTTGCTCCAGTTGAGGCACTCCAAAGGTCTCCGCTTGTACCAGACATAGGCATGACACCAGCACTAACAATACCGCTTCCGTCATACTGAATTAGCTGTCCTGATACCAAACCTGTAAAGTCGTGGTCTGTTGTTCCTGTGAAGTTATGTTTTTTTGAGTGACTCATTTATTGTATTATTATGTTAATTCTACTCTTTTTGTAATTCCACCTATAACAACATTTAAAATAGTTCCAGTAATTCCAGTAGAAATCCAAACATCACCATGAGTAGTTGATGAAAATGATTCTGAAACTATTGGAAGGTTAAATGATGCTGCATCATTAGGGTTGGTGACATAAATTGTATTAGCCGACAATGAATTTGTAACAATATCATCGCTTAGAGAAACTGCATAAATAGGCGGTACACTCGTCCCAGAAAGTTCAACCACAATATTGCTATCACCATTTGTTACAACAGTGCTGCCAGTGTTCGATGACATTGATAGGGACTCCAGGGCACAACCTACATTCTGAAAATTTTGATTCCATATAAATCTTCCCTCATCAGGATTATGATAGGACTGTACTTCTGTTATACCAGTAAAACAATAGGGCATTTCTTTGAATTATTTATATTTTCTCTTAATAAATATCCCAAGAAAAGTTTAAGAACCCATTTTGTATAAAAAAAATTATATATTATCAGTTGTGAAATCTAAATTTAGAAACTTAAGAGTCTCAGCATTTTCAAGACCTTTAAATCCTATGGCATATAAAGCGTATTCACCGTACATGCGCAAGTATTTAGAAACGGGAGGTTGATTACCTTTTCCGTATTTTTGAACCACAGTTCTTGAGTTGACATCAACTTCAATTGTAACATGCGGCATGTTGTTCTTATCTCGAATTGAAAAGATGAGAGATTGACCATTTTTAACCTTTGACTTATAACCCTTTCCTCCAACACAATGTCCCATAATTGCCCCCTCGTGAGTTAAGTCATCTGGAGTAAGAAGATATAAGAAGTGTTCTTTGTCACTAAATCTAAAGATAACCCTTTTTGGGTCGATTTCAGGAATGTTCATCTTCTCGATTTGATACTTTCGCATCATCTCATCGTGCCACTCTCTCTGGGCCTTAAAAGCGCCTTCAAAGTCATATTGAAAGATGTCAGCGCTTGTGTCGGATGCCCAGTCGATAATTAAGCGAAGTTCAAGTGACTTATTTAAAATTTCTATACTTTTCTTTGTCTCTTTTGAAATCCAGACATCATACTTGTGCTTTCTCTTCTCGGCCTTCTCTCTGTCTTGGTTCATATTGCCGCCAATAAAACCAAGGGAATCTCCAAGTGCAGATATTCTCTTAACCAATTCAAATGCCTCCTGTTCTGGGAGGTCTGAAAAAAAGGTGTTTTTAATATATTCTTCCCTACTCGTTAGCATCTTTCTTTGTTTCTCCTACAATTATTCTAAGGTTAACATTATCATCATCCAAGTCATTAATTTCAAACCTACCAGAGTACTCCTTAGAGTCATTCAACTTAAGCCCATTAATCTTATGAGTTTTCTTGAAGGTGAATGACTGGGCCTCTTCATCCAAGTCAAAACTAACAATAGTATAGCATTTCATGAGAACCCTTAATTTATGCTGCAGCGTTGACAACTTTCTTCTTCTAAAGGTTTTCTTATTTATTTTGAAATCCTTGCCGACCATTAATTATTTCTTTTTCTTTTTCTTCTTAAGACCAAGAGCGTTTATTTTCTTCTGCACACTACTCTCATTTCTATTTAAGTGAGTTGAGCAGTACTTTCTGCCTTTTATTGGGTAATTCTTCTTAAGAAAGGCAAGGTCTTCATCTGTCCACTCTCCCTTGATAAATCCTCCCTCAACATATTGCTCAACTTCATCTTCAATAACCTCAAGTCTTGTTAGACCCAGGTCCGCAGGGATTGAAAGTGCCTTGGCCAGATTATCTTGTAGATATTTAACATCCTCTGTCATAAGTAGTGCCTCATGAGTTTTTGTTGTATGAAAATCATCCATTACCTCATCGTGGTTTGAGTCAATAGACTCATCTATCGTCTTAACTACATCTAATTTTTCCTGGACAACAGAGCTTGTCTCCAGGTGTTGAGCTGGAAGAATTGTTATAAATTGTTTCTTAGCAAAAACCCTCATTGTCTTTGTTTCGTATGTATCTACGATTATTGATTCTCCAGAAGGAATATGGACTTGTTGCTCAGCTCCATCAATCTTGACAAACAGGGAAATCAATTCGCTGTGATTATTTGTTATTGTACTTTTCATGTATATAATTTTCTATTTTTAGAAATGTAAGTATATGGGGTAAAAAAATCAAATAAAAGCAAAAAAAATCCACCTTATTAGGGTGGATTCTTAATTTATTTGTTTATTGCTTAAGCTTTGTAATTAGGATTTCTAATTAATTTACCAAGTTCTACATTAAAGTAGTAAGCTGTATTAGGTATGTTCACCTCCTTAGCTCTTGGCTCAAAACTCTCATTTAAAGTATTTTCCTCAACTGCAACAACTTCTACACCATTTTTATAGTTAGGGTTGTTAACAAGGTTACCAGAATTCATATCAAGAATAAAAGCCTTATTTTCATTTAAGTAATCATCTTCAAATACTTTGAATTCAGCCCCAGAAAGAGAACCTGGCTTAGAAACAACAACAACTGTTTTCCCATCAACTGTATCTCCGTGGTCAACACCGCTATTTCTTTTCATAAATTCTTTTTCATTCTCACTTTCCCCTTGTTCTCTCGATACCATTTTTTCAGTAGTACCATCGTCAACTGGACATCCACAAGATTCAGCAATTCTAATAGTTGAATTTTTCTGGAAATTAGATAGGTTAGCCCATTTCTTAGCCTCTTCTTCTTTAGATAATTGATGAGTGATGATATACCTCTTGTTTACACCTTTTTCTTCATTCTCCGTAAGTGAAACAAACTTCTTCTTGCTTGGGTCGAAAGTTTCATTCATCGCACCCCTACCCTTAGGAGAGCCCTTAGAAAGCTTGTCTTCTTCTGTTGAATTAACGTCAACACCATGAAGTCCCATTGCATAATTTTTACTCATACCCTTAGGAGCATATCCATCAGAGTCAAGTTCAACAGTTGTCCAGCCACTTGTATTTTCTCTATTGAGCCTACGCTTCTTATCTTTCTTAGAATAAGCTGTCTCATTAAACCTCTTCTGAAGAGCTTCGTGAACATCTTCTTTCATTTCTTTATCAAAATCCCCACCTTTCTTGAAAGCTCCAGGAGTCAAATAAGCCCCAGCTCCAGCACCACCAGCACTTGCTGTAACTTCATCAACTGTCTCATCTTCTTCTGCATTGTCATCAAACAAAAGATTTCCAGGAGAATTTGCATCCTTAACCTCTGGGTGATTTTGGTCAACCTTTTTTGTTGATTCCATTATTTTATCAAGAGTGTCACTAAAGTTTCCTTTGATAATGTCAGTTAGACTTAATTTTTTCATATTGCTTTCAACCATTGAATTTATACTTTTTTCAGTTCTATCTTCAATACCAATTTTGGTACTGAAAAAATATGCTGCTTCTTTATCTGCAAATTTATCAAGAACTTTCTTAAGATTTTTTTTGAATTCTGATAAGTCATCTAATTTAAAGGTTTGCTTATCATTTATCATGTAAGCACCATTCTTTTTATCTTGGTATCCTCTAAACGCAGCTTGTTCACTTGTTTGATAGGTGAAATCCATTGTTTTAGATTCAACATCAATATCAACATGAATCTCTGCAACCATCCTCTTTCCACCGTAGCTTAGGTTTTTCTCAAAGAATCCATTAGTAGCCTTTGGCCCTTTAACCCTATTTATTGAAATAGAGTCCTGACCCTTAGCAACCCCAGTTCCATAAGTAGAGCCGTCACCGTAAACGCCTCTGTTCCAGCCTTGCTGACCTGTTGCATCCTTAAGTTCACGAGTTTTTATACCCTCTGACTTGAAGGCCGCTTCTGTAGACTTAATTAACTGCTCTTCAATTGCATCATACACATCAGACTTGAGCTTTTGATTTTCTGCAAATTGAGAACTTTGTTTGTCGTTCTTTTCTGAGTTATTTTCTATATTGGCCATTTAATAGATGTTTTATCATAAATAGGCCAAAAAAACTGTTTCATAATAGAAAAGCCTGCTAAAAATTAGCAGGCTTTTGTTTTTTTAAAAAAAGGCTGTTATCGTCTCACACTTCTTGACGGACTCGGAGTTGTACGGCCACTCTCGCCAGGGATAACATTTGGTCCTACACCCTTACTTAAAAACTTCTGATTTCTTCGCAGAAATTCCATAGTTCTTTGAATTATTGTCAATCCAATGTTCAATTAGCTCTTTGAATGGTTTATTTCTAAACTCCTCAGGATAATTGACTGAATCGTTGTATTCATTTACAATAGTAACTGCCATTTGATATTCGGAGATAAAACCGAAGAACTCAAAATCTTTAAAATAATCTTCCATACATTATTTAATTAAACCTTTTTTTTTCCAAGATTGCCAAGTATCAATGTCTACCGTATTCTTAAGTCCAGGGTTGTCCAGATACATCCTACCATCATACATGTACCCAACAAACCTGCGCTTAGTAATCTTTTTCTTATTATAAATTATTTTACCAGTAATGTCAACATTATCAAGACTAAGATTATTATCCTCAATCTCATAAGTATGTATTCTAAAAATTTTTTCTGCAAATAACCAGAACTTATAATTCCAAAGTGTATTAAGCAGATAAAACCTTAATCTTGAGTGTTTCCACCATGTCATCCCAGCGATATTTTTATGATAATAAAATAAATAAGAAACACTAATAAAGAAATCATAGCAGCTATCATGAAGAAAGAAGTCAGGTTAAACCTAAACCTTCTCCATATGGATAATTCATCATATCCCTCCTGCTTTCTTGTTGCTTGAAAATCTTTAAAAACACTCCAAATAGAAAATCCATCAGCAATAGCAATTAATCCCAATATTATTTTAAGCAATACTATCATTTTTCTAAGTGTTTTTATGGTCTTTTTCAGCGCCTACGCCATCCTCAGTCTCTGACTTAATTGTGGCTTGAGCAATTTGAAGCATGAATGACTCACACTCCTGCATCTTTGCATGCACAGATGATAGGACTCCAAGTTCAGACTTAACTTTTTCAACCAAGTCAAGTTCTGCTCCAGAGTTATTCAATAATGTATTGATGTTGTGCATGGCATTGCTTTGGTCAACTTTCAAAGAAAGCATGACTTGAGACAATATTTCTAACTTACTTGCCATTAATTTTCGTTCTCTTCAACTCGTGTTCTTGATAATTCTACATCAAGGTCATCGTAAAACACATCAACAATAGGAGAGCGGTCCACATTTGTTGTCTCATAGCTAAACATAGCATCGCTCAATCTTTCATCAAGACTTGCGTTTGCCTCCTGTACAGACAAGGCCTCTACCATGTAATTTTGTTTTGTCTTAGAAGTCTTTCCATTGTCATCTTCTTCAGAGATAGTTATTTTACAAAGATACCACTGTCCTCCAGCGTCACTTCTAAAAATATCAGCCACCTCTGTCACCGACATAGCACTTGGAAGGAATTCTCCCTGAGCTTCTTTTGCAATTTCTTTAGTGATTCTTGCCTCGGCATCTGTGAATGATACTGCGGGTAGCAAAAAAGATTCATTTACTTGCTTGTAATCTTCTTCACCATTTTTCTCGATTTTTTTTGTGTACTTTACCTTTACGGTATACCATCTTCTCATAACGAATTATTTTTTAGTTTTTACAAAGGTAAAACTTTATGAGATAAAAAACAATAGTTATCTATGAATTCTGTGGTTGTTTGTTTTCATGATATTGGTATCAAAAATACCCATACCTTTATTAATTCCTGCGCCACCAGCTTTTCTCAAATTCTTTTTGGTGTTGAGATTATCCTTATGCAAGGATGCAAGTTGCTGATTCACCCAGTCTCTACCAGAATCTCCGCCACGAAGCTCCCACGACTGAATTAGGCCTGAATTTTTAATTGTTTTTCCAGAAGATTTTTCAGCTCTATAAGCATCTTCCTGGTTATCAAAAAATGATTTTATTTTTCTCATCATATCAAAATTTTGAGTTTGCTTGGCAGCAAGCTCCTTAGCTTTTGATAATCCTGAGCCAATATCTGTTCCAGATTGAGTTAAATTATTTGATGATACGACATTTAGCGCTTCTTGAGCTCTCTGAGCTACATTTGGCGGTGGAATGAAGGTTTTATTGTTGTCAAATGTTACAGCCTCGGATAAGACCTCTCTTACGATTTTCCTAACTTCCTGAAGCCTCATTGTTCGTTCCCAAATTTCTTGAGAAAACTCTGGTTGTTCAGGTCTTTCTACTCCATACTGTAAAACACGAAGTTGCTCCATAGGATACCCCATAGCCAAATAATCATCTAATTCGTCTTCGTATACGTAGGTCATTACTTAATCAACTTCAAAATTGCGGTCTTAATGTCTTGAGGAAGCTTAGACGGAAATCCAAGATTGGCAAGATTCCAGTTTATTTCATCATAAAATGCTATATCATTAACTGGGGCACCACTATTGAGTGTTCTCTTAATGGAAAGCTCCAGTGCCTCACTATCTCTCAGCGCAACAGAATTACCTTGAGCGCCCATGTATTTGGTTGGATTGCTATAAATGTTGTCTACAATGGAGTTTACACCCTTCACTTGATTGGTTCCATGAAACGACCCTGATTGACCAGCTCCATCCATAAAACCACCCTCTTGTGACTCCTTAAGTGCTGATGTTTCTTGTCCAGATGCAAGAGCTGATAATCTCTTGAATTCTTCTTGTAATTTTTCAGCATTAGTCTCTTCTCTACTCTCTTTGAAGATTTCACCCTTTTGTCCAAAAGACTGGGTTAACTTACGCATTCTATCTTTTTCTTTATTTTCTTCCATTGTAATAATTTTTACCAAGTAATGAATCCAAGTCCAAGGCCTCCAGAATAATATCTAATTGACTTAGGAATAAAGGATTTGTATATTTTCTCAAGGTCAAATTTAGGACTTGTAACCAATGTGTTTGTTGAATTGGTTGGCATGTCATCGTCACCTATTATATTTTCATTATCATCAATAATTTCATTAAGACTCTCATCTCCTTGAGATGAATTTTCAAGAAAGTCGATTATGAAATGTCGAAATACGTCTTTGAAATTACCCTTGTTACTCTCAAGCCATTTTTTGAAATCATTAGTCTTCACAACAAGGTTTAATTTTTTTCCATAAGAGGTTTCAAAATCAAATTTAATGTCGTCAGTGTCAAAATTGACATCTAAGACTTTTCCTACTTCACCAGGAGAGATGCTGATTACCTCTTCTCCTTCGTTAATAAGAACGCCTAAGCATAAATCCTTTAACTTTTTCATTGAGTACTTTTATCATAAATAGGTTGAAATTAAAGAAACTATAACTTATTTAAGTAATCATTAATTAAATCTGAATTTATACTAAAAGTTTCTACAGATGCAGAGTTCTGGTGCTCTTCTTGACAACTGAAGACAGTGTTTACTATAGCGGGTGTATTAATCGAGGTAAAGCTTTGACCACTTAATATTGGCTTAATATATGTCTCACCATCAAGATGCATTGAGAAGAGCATAATGTTATCACTATACTCAACTATGCTATTTAATGTTTCCACATAAGGCTCTTCATCGGCTCTAAAATCCTGCAAATAAGTTCTCTCTAAGATATTACCCTTCACATTATACGAGCACTTAACATATTGATTGTCATTTGTAAACTCAACATACTTAACAAGGTTACTTGACTTATCGTATTCTCCGATGCTATTATAATTTCTCGACTCCATCTTCATCCTTCAATCTTAAGTCTTTAATTGGTTGAAATGAAATGTCCTTGTCAGTGAGGTACTCCATAACAAGCTTCTTAAATCTATTGCTGCCGAGCTCATTGGCAAATCCCTTAACCTGGTCAAATACAAGTTCCTTATATTTAGAGTCATACTTGAATCCTATGGTGTACCTCTCCATCTCCTTGGCTGGTCGATTTGGGTCTCTATCAAATACTGAGCCCATTAAATATGTTCCCTGAGCAACATTTACAGCGTATTCAGAGGCACTGTGTCTCATCTCTGGACCTTCCTTCATAATTCTACCAGCGGTATCAAATAAGACAACCTCAAGAGGTCCCTCATAATCTCCTTCGCCAACTGTCTCAAGAAATCTAAACTTAGAAACAAACTCTTCAATAGCGCCTGATTTCTCTATTTCACTCTTAACTTTATAGAATTTAACAAGATTGTCATGATACTCAACAAGCTCATCATAAGTCTTTATTTTATTGAAGTGCTTCTTTGGGTCAAACTCCATGACTTCCATCATCAACTGGGCATCATCGTATTCGACAAAAGAGAAATCTTTTACGTTTTTGTAGTCCTTAAAGAAAAATCTTGTCTCAACAAAGCTTTCAATTATTTGTAGAACCCTATCAAGCTCACCTGGCTCCATTTTGCTTCTGAAGTAAAATGCATCAATAGCGTGTGTCAATAATTCCAGGTCATATTTTTGAAGCAAACTAATAACTCCTTTTTTATCATAGAATTTAAAATACTTGATGATTTGCTTGTATTGAGAAAAGTTTTCTATTTTTTTGTAAATAAATTTAGAGATAGTTCCATCTTCAACAGCATCAAGCACTTGGAATTTTCCATCTGCATTCACGACCTTACCGCCTTTGTATGACTTATTTTGTCTAACCAAATAACTTGCCTCAACATCTTCATCTACAACCTTGTAGTTTAAGTCGTCTTCACTCTTGTTGGTGTCTTTCTCATACTCAACTCTATTTTTTGACTTGAAATAAAAATCATGAGCATCTTTATTATCCTCATTGACTTCCTCATTTAGTTTATTGATGTATTTGTTGACAAGGAAATTGAATATGTTAACTGGTGATGTAGCACCACTTTGCTCCATTTCTTCAGATGAAGGAATCTCACACTCCAACATCAACTCATATAAAAATTGAGAACTCTTTGTGAGCGCTATTGTTGATAGATTGCTGTACTTTATGATTCCATAAAATATGGATAAAAGTTTCTTTATGAAATTTATTCCAACATCATTTGGAGTATTTCTGATGAAACTCAAGAATTCATGTACTATATTTCCGTTTCTTGTGTCAGAAACAAAATTAGCCAATCTATTGATATATAAGTGTAGTTTATAAATATCAATAACCTTATCAGTTTCTACTATGAAAAATTTATTCACATACCTGATTACATTATCAAGACCAAATTCAACCTCAGGAGAATCGCCAAACTCTCTGTAGAATAATTTCTTGGTTTCTTTCTCAAATCGAATGTATTTTATGGATTCGTCAAATACAACTTTATATTCTTTATTCCCATCTTCATCCTCTCTCTTGGCTAATCCAGGGCATGCTTTTGCATAATATATTATTAGGTCAGTATCTGTTTCTTGGAACTCGTACCCAGATATAAAAAACTCCCCTATGGTAATTAGCTTTCTTTTTACATCTTGATTGTTGTAATTTTTATCACAATGAGGACAGACTATTTTTTTATCAAGAGACAATTTAATATCCTTATAAATTCCTCCGTACAACTCATCTTTCTCACTCTCTCCACTAAGGACATGTTGAAGGTCTACCACCTCTTCTTCGTTGGCGCTTATAAATTGTTCTCCACAATTACAGAAATATCTGTCAGCAACAGCTTCTTCAAATATAAATGAATACTCTGAGTTAATTGTGTCTAAATTTAAAATTGTATTTTTTATCATATTATCTATTTTTAGAAATATATTCATTTAATACAAAAAAACCAAGGCCTTTTGGACCTTGGTTTCTATTATGTGATATTTTTTAGTTCTATGCGTTAAGAACGTCAATTGTTTTTTGAATCAAATCTGCTTCAGAATCATTTTCGTGAGCATCAGAACTTTCTGAATCCCATATAACAAGTGGACCTTCGTTTTTAATAACACTCACAATGCCTCTTGGGCCTTTTCTGATTACTGCGATTTCTTTATTTCCTAAATTTGTAGAAATCGAGTGACCCTCTGGTCTGTAGTTGAATAATAGCTTTATCATTATTAAAGTAATTTAGAGATTTTTTTTGCATTTTCATTAATGAAATCTATCAACTCTTTTTTGCTTTTGAATCCTTCTGGAAGTTCGATTCCTTTTGCAATTCTTTCTTGAGTTTCTTTTGACCCTGGAGCTTTTTCGCTGGCTACAGCCTTCTTTTGTCCAGTTGTATGTTTTTCTTTTCCAGTTATGTCTCCACCAGCTTCAACATAAGTCTTAGCTCCGTCTCCAACAACTCTATCCTCAGAATTCATGTCAACTTTTTCTTTTCTATCCTCGAAAGGAGCTGATGCCTTAACTGATTGATTTCCTTTCTTAGATTCAAAGTTGCTATTTTTCATTCCCTCAATATGCGGGTTGTCAGCAGTACCTTTCTTAGTTGAATTTGCGGCATCAACCTTAACAGCGGTAGCTATCTTTTCATCATGACCCTGGTCACCATCGTTTTTATTCATCTTAACATCAGTAGGAAGCTCTTCATTTGTCATGTTAGCCTTCTTCTTTTCGAATTTACCATCAGTATTTTTAGTGAAAGCTGAACCGTCAGAGTTATCAACTCTATCCAATTGATTCATCTTCACATCCATAGTATCCCCTGCGTCAGTAATCTTGTCATTTCCTTCCTTAAGGATTTTAATTGCCTCTTCTTTGATGAGTCTTTTAAGGTCTTCAGAAGAAATTGTTATCTTATTCATATGATGTATTTTTTCTATAAATATTGCAGAAAAGATAAAATCCACTATTTTATCTAAACTTTTTTTGTATATTTGCGTATAAGTAAATAGTTTAAAAAACATTCGACAACTTAAAATTTAAAACTTGAAGAACGATAACAACAGAGGAAGGCGTGAAATGCCTGGGTCTAAGTACACAATTAACGAGAAAATTAGATTTACAGAGGTGAGAATAATCGAAGGATTAGCCAGTGGAGTATACAGAACTTCTGATGCACTAAGGGAGGCTCGTGAAATTGGACTTGACCTTATTTTGATAAGTGAAACTGCAAACCCACCAGTTTGTAAAGTCTTAGACTTCACTAAATTCTTATACCAAGAGAAGCAGCGAGAAAAAGAGCTCAAAGACAGACAATCTAAGGTAGTTGTCAAAGAAATTCAACTTAGCCCAAACATAGGGGAGCATGATTATGAGACAAAGAAAAAGCATGCAATTAAATTCCTTGAGAAGGGAAATAAAGTTAAGGTCTCCGTTTTATTCAAGGGTAGGTCCATAATGTTTAAAGACAAAGGTGAGTTAGTTCTTGCAAAATTTGCTACAGAAATAGGAGAATATGGAATTCCAGAAGCCCTACCAAAGCTTGTGGGCAAAAATATGTATTTCATAATCAAACCAAAAAAGAATAAATAAATGGAGGTAGACGATAAGTTTGAATTACGCCCAACCATATCTGCATCAGATAAAGATTTTAGAAATAAAGTTGGCCCTGAATTATGGGAAAAAATAAAGAGCAGAACATTTCGAGATGATGGACATAAGTGTCAGGGGTGCGGATTTGAACCTTATGACGTTATTCCAGATAAAGTACTTGATGTTCATCTTGTGGAAGAGAATTTTGAGAACCCTGAAGATTCTAAATTTAGAACTTCCTGTAAACTTTGTCACATCATTGAGCATGCTGATGCTGCAATTCAAAACGAATATGTTACACTTGTAAACAGTCAATTCTCACAAGGAGAACTTGTTAATATCTGCAGAAATGGAGCACTATCATCTCACATAGAGTGTGGAGACATAAGGGTGTTAAGAAAAACCCTTCCAGATTTTTTAGAAGAACTAAAAGATGGAAGGGCTTTAGAGGGTAAGGTAAAGTTTATATTCACCGAAAAATATCTTAAAAAATTCGGAATTTAACCTTTCTTCAATTTAACTGGGACCAATTTATAATACTTGCCGTCTTGGGTTTTTATAACCTGAGTTCCATCAGCTGTTTTGACATCAACATTCTCATACGTAAGCTTGCCCTTATTCTTTTCGGTATAGCTATTAAGAACTTCTGATATAGTATTCTTAGCAATTTGCTCCATCATACTTTTCATATTCTGAAAGTCAAAATTTTGCTGCTCTGACATCTCCTGCAATGGAGCCAGCGCTTGTTGAACTGTCTCTTGCTGTGCAAACTGCATATATTGATTACCTTGAACTTGCTGTCTTTTTTTAGCAAGCATTCCTACTGGGTCAAAAGTTGGTCCATAACCATCTTGTTGAATTGATAACTCTGGTTGATTCGTGTTTTGAGCCGCTGGCATAGGGTTGTATGCTGGAGATGCTCCTACGCCAGTAAACATTGATTCTATGGCTGACAACTCATCGTTTACAGGAGTTACAGGTCCAAAGTTATCTTGAGGCTTAACTGCCATGCTTGGGTCGCTAAGTTTATTTCCTGGATGGTTTGGATTCTTTTTCATCTTAACCTCTGGGATTCCTTGAAATCCTGCATTTCCTTGCGAGCCAGTCGCCTTAACAAGGCTTTGAACTTGATTTCTATTTGCACCACTCTTGAGTGCCTGCAATCTTGCATGCTTATCTGCGTTTTGAGATGTTACTGGAATTGCTGCAGCAGAACCTTCACTTAGAGGGTTTGTAATAGGCAATGGAATTCCAGCCTCTTTCATTCTTCTTCTTCTTTCTTCTAATGTCATAATGTTATTTTTTAGTCTTCGTCTTCAAATTCTATTTCATCAATATCCCCGATGTCTTCAAGGGATTCTAAATCAGAGTCATTAATTTCTATATCATCTGACTCATCTTCGGATTCATCTTCTGATTCATCATCAATGGGGTCTACTGATTTTTTAAATCGTATTTTTTCTTCTCTTGTAAGGTCTCTAATATTTGATATTTCAAAATCGTGAAGAAAATTAAATCTTTTACGATTAACTTCATCATCACACTCTCCTCTAAATATCTTCAGAAATAATTCATAATCAGGAAATGTAATATCCATCTTAACTGTTAGCACATTTCCTTGTCTTCCAAATTTTCTGAATTTTATACCCTTACTTATTTGCTCAAAAGACATTTCTTTAAGGTCTATGTAGCTTTCTTGTTCTATTGAGGAATAGCTTACTGAATCACCATAAAACTCCTCAAATTTATTCATTGAGTATTTGTAGTGTAAATCCAATAGAATTGGTAATAGTTCTTTTTTACTTTTTGCCATAATTTAAAATAAGCACTTCTTGTCCTTGAACATCCCACCAAGCATAAAACTCTTCATTCCTGTTGGGGTGCATAAAAAACAATCTGTCGATTTCTTTTTTATATAAAGTTTTTTTGAATCTATTCTTCAATTTGTCAACTTCAGCCTTAATATATTCATCTTCACTTTTTATTTCAGACAACGCTTTTTTAGCATCTCTCAAATCATTAGTTAGCCACTGAAGTATTAGTTTCCTATAACTCCTTTGATTGTCGATTATTTTTTGAATAGTATTCATAAACCCAATAAAATATAATATATAGGCGTTCTAAAGTAAATAGTTATGATTGTATTATGGGGCTGGAGTTTCTGTCCCAGCATCTACAGGACCCCCTGGCTCAGGTGCCCCTGGGGCTGGACCTTCTGCCTGAGCCTGATTTTCACCTGGAGAAATTGTTAATTTATCTCTCCAGTCCTTTTGCCAAGTATTGTAGTTGTTGTACAGTTTCTCAAGAACATTTCTATTGCCCTTATCTACTTTCAAATTTTCAGTACTTATTATAAGACCATTTTTAAGAGAATATGCCCAATTAATTTTTCCATTGCTTCCCATTTCGATGGAGCCAGATGCTCCTGCCTCAATACCCTCTTTACTAATCCACATCTTAAGTGAATAGCCATTTGATTGCTTATCAAAAACAACAGACGCACCATCAACCTCTCTTAGCATTTCCTCAAATGAATCTTCAAACTCAGTTACTTCAGATGATTGTATCTGCGGTATACCATTGTCATAACCTTCTCTTATGGTTACTGGTAATATTTTTGTAATATCCTTTTCTTCTGGCTTACCTCCACCATGAAACAATGCGAGCTCAAGCTCTTCTTCAGAAAGACCCTTAGGTTTAAATATCCTATTTTTTTCGCTATTTTTTTCCTTAGACTTATTTCTAAGTTCTTCAAAAGCAAGAGAACGAATTTCTTGCCTAATCATTTCTGTTAATTCATTTCTGGTCATATTCTTAAATTTGATTCATCCATATACCCTTTTTCTCCCACATCCACTTGTGGTAGGCAAGTAAGGTGTTTTTTATCATATCCTTAACCTCTTTACGATTAGGGGTGTCATCAGCAAATTTCTTTGTAACTTTTTCTGCTTCATCTTTTGAAATCTTCTTAACCTGCTCCTTTGTTGGAATATCGGTCATTTGACTCTTGAGCACACTCTTAACAATATCTCTTACTTCCTTTTCTGTCATTATTTTCTATTTATCTTATCTTTAACCCTATTAAGCGTGTCAAACAATCTATTGTCAGGGTATGTATCTTGCTTATCTTTGCGAACATTAGTGTGGGTCCAGATGCCAGGGGCCCCTGATGCAACTAACTTATCATTATATTCAGCCCAGTCTTTATTAAATTCAATATTTTGAACTGGTATCTTGTATTCCCCAATAATCCAAAGCAATAAATTTTCAAGTGACTGCAATTGTTTATCACTATAAGAATGATAATACAAATTTCCTCTCCAAGGGCTGTCCACAGTATAAACTTCATCTGCAGAAACTTCTCCTCCATAAGCATTGAAGAATTTTTCTCCTTTTTTATTGAGTCTACCCCAGGAACAAATTTCAATTCCAACAGAACTCCTATCAAGCCTTCCCTTAGTTCCCTTTATTCCGAGGTGATAGCTCCAATAATCTGGATTAAATGCTTCATAAATTTTTCCATCCTCAGAACCTCTACCGCTTATAACAAATGCGGTAGATACTTTTTCCACATTTTTGTCCCAATATTTTATTACACTTTTTGCATCAGGACCACTAACAGTATAGTGAATAAAAATTTTATCCTTAGATGTAGTTTGCTTTAAATATTGCTCTGAGGGCTGGTTATGGTTAATATCCACCTCTAAATTTCCATAGCTCTTGCTATATTTAGAATCTTTTTCTTCTTTCGAAGTTCTTTTTTGAGCCGCTTTTAGTGTCAATAGGGTTTTGGGACCAGCTATGCCATCAACCAATAGTCCATACTTTTTTTGGAAGGCTTTAAGTGACCTCAAAGTCTTGTTACCAAAATGACCATCAATAATTAAATCATAACCAAGTGTAGATAAGTTTTTTTGTAACTGAGACACTTCAGGGCCTCTATCTCCCAATGTAATCATAATACTTTTTACTATAAATAGGGAATAAAAAGCGTTTCTAATGTTAGAAATATTGGTCTATTTATTAAAAAGATTTGATATGTTGTAACATTTTTATAACAAATGACGTATAACAAGGAAGAACCAATAAAAATTAAAGTTATGAATTTATTACCAATCGAAATGAGAGAAGTTCAAGATGAACAAAGAAAAGAAAAAATTGACTTAATCCACAAGTTCCAGGATAAGCTTAATTTTTCAGTAATTAGCTTAGTGTTTTTTGCTGCAATTACGGCCTACACATTATTTATCCCCACATTAGGGATGGTGGTGCCAATTATTACTGGAGCACTTGCTCTTGTGTTTATCCAACAAACAATTCGCTCTTATAACTATCGTGAGTTTCACAAAAATAGTTACAAATTCATGGAGGGGGCTTACACAGCAATTGAGGATTCTATTGAAATTAAGAAATAATACATCAAACAAACAAAAAAGGCGACTCAATTTGAGTCGCCTTTTTTTATTTTATATACCTTAATTATTCATTTGGTCCACCTGAACCGAATGAGTGACCACCTTTAAGTGCGCCACCTGCCGCAGTAGCAAGTTTTTGAAGGCCAGTAAGTTCTGGTTCAAATCCAAGCACTAACTTACCAGTTCTACTCTTTCTCAACCAAGGCTGACCCTTAAAGTTAGAAGCAGCTGCTTTTTTAAGCACTTCATCTTTAGAACCCATAAACTCCATTCCAGCTGGAACCTTAGCAAGAAGTGCATCAATTTGTGCAGAAAGCGCTTGTCTGTTAGATTCAACTTCGCCCTTGCCTGGTCCAAATAATCCTTCATCCAAATCTTCTTCCATCTCCATTTCTTCCATCTCCATTTCTTCCATGTAAGATTCATTCATAAGTGACTTAAGCTCAGACTCAAGAGCTTTCTTTTCATTTTCAAGAACAATTCTCTTCTTAAGTTTAAGAGCTTCTTCTCTAATGATTTCTCTGAATTCAGAGATTGTTAATTCTTTTTTTGCCATGACAGTATTACTTGTTAACGTTATTATACTTTGTTTCCAATAAATAGAGCAAAAAAAACAAAATTATATTTCCTATCTCAATCTTTCTAATAAACTTTTGAAAATGCTTTCATTAGAAACATTAATCCTTTTACTAAAATCTTTATTATCAAGAACCTTGCTTACAACTTGTGACTTTTCCTTAAGTAATTCGTTAATGTCTTCGTCAATTGTATCAACACAAATGTATTGAATTATCTGGATATTGTCATGTGTAGTTGTAGCCCTGTGAATTCTATCCTCTGCCTGCTCCATATCAGCTGGAGTCCATGCAAATCCAAGAAATATAAGCTTAGATGCCTCTGTAAGAGTAATTCCAACTCCTGAGGCCCCAATCATACCAGAGAATAGGCAAATATTTTTATCTTCCTGGAACTTATCGACAGAAGATTGTTTTTCTTCTTGATTCATGCTTCCAGTGTGAATAACAGCCCTATCGCTATATTCTTTGTAGAGTGTTTCTGCCAGTATTTGATAATCGGACATGACAACAATTTTTTCTGAATTACTTGATATGTCGTCAATTATACCATCACTAATCATTCTATTGAGTTTCACATTTCCAGTAAACTGCTTTAGCTTGTGTATTTTCTCAAGATATGACTGCTCCTTCTCTTCTTCGGTGCCTCCTTCTCCAACTACCTTCTTCATCTCCTTGAGAAGTTTTTCATATTCTTTCCTCTCTGTTGGAGTAAGTTCAATTTCAATCTCTGTATAAGTTTTATCTGGAAGTTGGCTTAGTACATCTTTTTTAAGTCTCCTAAGGAAATAAGGAGATATTCTTGTAAATAATTCTTCAAGATTAGAAGCGCCACTATAATCCCAGCCAAAATTAGTTTCATATGCGGCACAGTACCTAAGTCCAAAGTCATGACTCGAATTCCACATATCTGGGTCCATAAAATTAAGTCCTGAGAAGAATTCCATGGGCCTACTTTTAATTGCGGTTCCAGATATTAAAATCCTCTTGTCAACAGTATCTCTAAATGCTTTCTTGATAATTTGGGTCCAATCGGTCTTAACACTTTTAATTCTATGAAACTCATCAATAACAATCATATCATAGTCTTCTGGGTCAAGAACACTACCATCCTTATCTTGTATGTATACAAGACCATTAATTCTTGTCTTGAATGAATTTGTGTTCTTACACATCTCACATTTCTTATGCTTCTTGTTGAGGTCAATTATCTCGGTTCCACATTTTTGTGTACCTTTTCCAGGCACAATAACATTCCCACCACACTTATGCTTATATTCAAGCTTGATGTAGCTCTGTATTGATTCATAATTTATGATGTGAAACAAACTCTCGTCTTTGCTGTAATTCTTATTTTTACTCCTTTTACTTGGAGTGTACTTAAATACGTGAGCTTTTTCATTACTAAAATTAACAACTTCTTTTCTCCAGTTTAATTTAAGTGAGGCAGGGCATATTACAAGTGTCTTCAATCTATTTTTAGCTGCATATGCAATTGGGGGCAATGTCTTTCCCACTCCTGGTTGGTCACCAAGAATAGCTTTGCCTTGATTTATTTCAAAAAATTTAACAGCCTGCTTCTGGTAATCATATGGCTGTATTTTCATGAAACTAAAATCCATATCATCAAGTGTGAGTGCTGCCTCTTTTGATTTAAGTGCCTCGGCCACTCTCTTTTGTCTTTCTACGTAATCTCTTCTGAGACTATCCAACTCTTCTGGAAGGAGGTTTTCAAATACAAACGGAATTGAATTATCTACAAGGAAGGATATAATATTTCCCACCTGAACTTCCCGTATTATTCTAACCCACTCATCCCTTGTTCCACCATTAACATCAAGCACATTGTCAACTCTGACGCTTCTATGTTCTTTTGGGAGCGTTTTGATATATGTAGTTAAGATAGGTAGATAGTCGAATCTAAGTTCATAATTTGTCCTTAATTTCCTTAGCTTAACTGGTGTTACTTCTTTCTTCTTTGCCATTGATAAATATAAGCATTACAGATTATTGAATCAAGTGAAAAGTGAGATTATTATATTCTCTCCCTCTTCTTTTTAATTCTAAGGTTTTCAGCTCTTTTTATGAATATTTCTTCTTTTTCAATACTCTCTCTCTTGTCAACTATTGCCTTTTCTAATTTGGTCAAGGGAATCAATTCTCCCTTATACTCTCCAACATCTGGCTGCTTTGTACCTTTTTTGATTTGTATGGATTCTCGAATGAATTCGGCCAATAGGCGAACATCCTGCATGGAATGTCTAACATCAACTCCAGCAGTTTTGTTGCCCTTTAAGAATTGCTCAGTTCTTTTTGTGTTATCCTTAGCGACCTCAATCAATTTATACAATAAATCAAGTTCACTATAACCCCTTAGCTCTTCCAACTCATTCAATTCCATCTTCTTTAATATTTTCTTTTATTTTTTCCTCAAGAGAATTTATGTCAACAATTCCCTGCTTAGCAAGTTCTTTATCTTGTTCTCTCTTGTTGATTACATCAGTTACATTAATCCCAGCCTTCATAGCCTGATAGAGGTCTATTGCAAACCTATCGTCAGTGTATAAGTTGTGATTTATTCTATACCAAGACTTCCCTTCCATTTTTATTTTTTCTCCAGCACTCTCCCCCTGAAGGTAGTTTAGCCAAAAAAAACCAACCATATCCTCTTCATCATTAAGCCTTTTTACTACTTCTGCCACAGGATTTAGAGGCTTTAATCCCTTTGATTCAATTTCCTTGATGCTCTCGCCTATGTAGTCAAGTATTTGTTGTATATTGTAATATGCCATAGTCTTATTTGATAAAGTTTTTAATTTTTTCAGAAGTCTTAGCACCAATGCCCTTAAGAGATGTCAAATCTTCAATTTTCTGAAGTTGACCATAAGTATTAATATCATTACTTTGAAGAACTCTTAATATTCTATCATCAAAAATAAAATTTGCAAGTTTTGTATTAGCTCTTATGGCCTCAGAGTTATTCACTAAGTTAGTTTTGATGGATTCTTTTATTTCAGCTGAAGTACTATTAATTTCATTAATTTCTTTAATATATGTCATTAGGTTAAATCCAGCTGACTCAAGGACCTTAACGATGTCAAGAATTTCAACGAATCCTTTGTCGAAATTAAACCCATCAATATTAAAATCAAATGTGTTTATCTTTGCTCCGTAAGTATTCATATTCAAATCCAAGTTAAACTTGAAGCTGAAGTCATTTTTATCATACTTTGGTTTTTCAAAAGAAAAAGTGTATACATCATCTTCTTTTTTTCTATAGAAAATATTTTTTTCACCCTTTTTAAGATTATCTATTCCCTCCTTAAGTTTTCCAATGAAAAATGAAATCTCTTCTTTTCTTGCTGGGGTTATTTTTCCTAAATCACTCTTAATATACTCCTTCAGGGATGGCACAGTATTCATTGAACTAAGCGGGGTTCTTGGCTCTAAATTGAAACCTTGAGTGTATTTAATGTCTGGTGAACTCGTTTCTGGAGCTTTTGTAGATATGCGCTTTAAGAATTCATCTTTAATATCTGAATTTGTACCACTTTTTATATCAGCTATTCTATCCTCAATTTCACGTTTTTTTGATAGATTCGAGGTGGGTATTGATGTGTGAAGCATAAGCTCTTTACTTGGTTTTCCAGTTCTCTCAATCCCTGGTTTAGAAATAACTTTATCAAGTCTTTTTCCAGTAACTATAGAGCTCATTCTGTCTACATCAAATTTAAAACCACCGTACTCAAATGTTTTTCCAGACTCGTGTGATAGAGCTTGCTCATCCTGCTCTTCTTGTTCTTTTGATTCTTCTGAAGAATTAGTATCGAACTCACTTATGTCAACAGTGTTTGTGTGAATAAAACCTGGTTCTGAGGTTTCTTCTTTTTCTGTCGTTTTAAGAGCTTTTTGCGTGCCAAAGAGCTCTTCTTGCATCTCACGCAAAATTTGCTTTCTAATCTTCTTAATTTGCTTCTTAGACTCATTTCCGTACAACTCCTTAAGTACAGATACTTTAAGGTCTAATTCAAATTGCTTAAAAGCTTTCTTTTTGATTTTTTTAATTAACTTTTTGTTTTCCATTACTTTTGTTTTTATTTTCAAGCAGCAACTGCTTGTCTTGGTTTTTATTATTATTACACAAAGGGTGTTTCCCTCCTTTAAATTTACAAAACATACATCCAAGAAATTCATTTCCAAAATGTTTAACTTTAGGAAATCTCTTGTTTATGTGAATGCTCTCTATAGTATCTGCTAATTTTTGTAGTGAATCATATATTTCTTCATTTGTTGAGTTAACTTCTACATACTGTATTCCACCACAGCCAGAGTCTGATTTTTTTTTATCCTTAAGTCTATTAAGAACTATATATTCACAACTTATTTTATCCAGAGAAATATTATTCTTTCTCGACCAGAAATATTTATAGAATCTCATTTGACAAATAAATGTGTCATCAACAAGCTTTTTTTTGATGTTCCATTTTTGCCCAGAAGTCTTCCAGTCAATAATTACATATTTGCCACTTTCTCTATTCTGAGCCACAAGGTCAATAAACCCCTTGAAGTAAAATTCCCCATGAATATGTTCAAATAAGGGCTCCTCAACAGATATTATCTTATACTTACTAAATATATCCTCTATTGAGAGGATATTCAACAACTCCTCTCCTTGCTTTAGGTAATCATCAAGCTCCTGTTGAAATCCTGGCTCATCTCTCATGTGGTCAAGCATATCCTTGGCAAATGTTCTCTTGAAGAAATCTATCCTCCTATTTAGGCCAATTGCATCTTTAAGTGACTTTTCAATGGCAGCATGTATTGCATTACCAAAAAAAAGATGAACAGTCATTGCAGACTCTGTTAGCTTTAAATGTTTCTCAACCAAGTGCTTGTGGCCGCATTGATTAAATAAACTAAACTCGCTAAAGCTAATATGTATTTTATCAGCATATTTATTATTGGGCGATATGTAGTTTAAATCTTTATCCACTTTTGATGAGTTTTACTAAATATGTGAAAAAAAAACCTAAAAATCAAAAATTTAGAAGATATTTATTGAAAATGGCAAATATAACAGAGGCACATATCAGAAAAATAATTCGAGAAGTATTATCCGAATCTCTTATTTTGGAAGTTTCCGCTGAAGAAAAGAACAAAATAATGTCTAAGAGCAATGAGAGAGTTCCCTTCAATACCGACCTTATGAAGCAAGCTGTTGAACAGGGTCGTGAAATTGGAATTGGTTATCGCTCTAAGAATGATAAGTATGAGATGCCTGTTACAAAATATAGAATTATTCACCCAGTTGCAATGGGAACCGATAAAAAAGGAAACACTGTAATTAGAGGACTTCACATCACTGGCCAATCAGAAAAGGCCGCAAGAGAAACTGGAGTTAGGAGTGCGGAAATAGAGGCGGAGAAAGATGGTATGAATGCCTGGAGGCTTTTTAAGACTGAAAATTTAAAGTCTATGTGGTTTACTGGAAGGTTCTTTAGTAATAATATACCTGGATACAATCCAAACGATAAGGCTATGTCAACTAAGATTGTAACATATAGCCCTAAGGTTGCCAAAGAATACCAAGACCAGCTTATTGCTCAGTCTAAGCAGCAAGTCGCACAAGCTCAGCCACAAGCTCAGCCACAGCAACAGGCTCCAGTGGATAGAGATATTGAGCAAATGGGCTATTCTGACCAGCCAATACAAGAAAAGAAGAAAGATATTAGGAGTTTCTTCAAATAATTTCGTATAATTGCATATGAAGAAAATCAAGATTTGGTTTAAAAAGCAATCTAAAAAGCTATACATCATAATAATTGAAGTGAAATTGACTTTCAAGAGAGAGTCAAAAGAAACTATTGTTGCAGCAAAAATACTAACAAGATTAATTAGAGATGAAAAGCAGGTAACGGATGAGGAAGTTAAATTCTTGAAAGAACAGAGCATAGATGTCGGCAAAGCACTGGCTCTAATAGGACTTCAGTTGGTTCCTGGTTCCAGCATCGGAATAATAGCTCTTGAGAAAATAGGAAAAAAAAGAGGGTTTACAATGTTTCCAAGGGAACATGATATAATGAAGCCTAAAGACCCTTCTTCGCCTCCTCACTCTTTTTGAGTTTAGCCTCTCTTGATATTGCCTCTTTTAAAATTTTATCCGCTTTCTCTTTTAGTGTAAATAAATCAACGGATGTACATGTTGAGCTTTGCCATGCATCAACCATAAGCTTTTTATCTTCAACATAAAGGTGATATAAATTAAGCCCCCTTTTTATTCTAAAGGTATACTTGTCATTGTGGCGACCTTCATAGACTATTCCTGACTTATCTGGATTGCTCCAATTAACCATTAGTCGAGGGTCCTGAAAATCCTCCACAGGCTTTTTAGACTCCTCTTTCTCAAGTCGCCTAAGTTTCCTCTTTATCTTTTGATTTACTTCCTCCTTAAGTGCGGCTTCTCTGGCCTGAGCCTCCTCTGCAAAATCCCTCTCCTGACGATTTCTCTCGTCAATTTCAGATTTCTTAATTGCATCCATCGCCTCTCTGGCGATTTCCTCAATACTCCTTTCTGAATTCTGTAATTTATTCTCGTTATTTGCCATTATGTAATTGTAATCTTAGATAATCCAGCTTTGGGATTGTTCTCAAGAACCTCTTTGTCCAGGCCATCAGTTACTTTAGCAACTTCAATGATACTGTCCGCAAAATCTTTAATCTCATTCCTGTGAGTGATTATCAAAACATTTTTATACTTATTACGTAAGTAGTTCAAAATATTTACAACACCCATTGTAAGCTCATCGTCAAGCGTTCCGAATCCCTCATCAATAATTCTAATTGATGGCTTGGTAAGTCGGCTCATATATCGAAGCGCCTCTGTAATTACAATTGACGCAATGAACTTTTGACTTCCAGATGCAGAAGCCAAAGGAAGTGCATCACACTTATCTTCACTAAAAAAGAATGTCTCAACAATATCTCCATTCGGCAAAATCTCAAGCTCAATCTTAAATTCAACAACCTCTGATAAAATAGAGTTTATCTTACTATTGATGATTGGGAGTTTTCTTCTGATAATTGCAGCAGGAATACCATCCCTATGAACGGCTTGTAGGTATATTGAGTATTTCTTAAATAATCTCTCAGTATCCTTGATGTCCTTAAGTTTTTCTCCATAGTTCCCCCTATTGTTTTCAAGAACCTTAAGTTCTCCATAGGCTATATTAATATTTTTGTCAAGGTTGAATGTGGATAATTTATAAGTCTTTAGCAACTCTCTCTTGTCATCAATTTTTTCTTGAATTTCGGTATTCTTCCTAATCTTGTCTTTATTTTCTTCAAACTTAACAATCTTCTGATTGAGGTCTTCAATTTTCTTATTGGTAGACTCTAAATCTTCTTTATTAGATTTAAGCTCTTTGGTTTTTCTATCAACTTCACTATTGTGTTCTATAATATCTTTAGAGCCCTCGATTAACTTTATCTTATCCTCCAATAGTTTTATCGACTCTTTTTTTACAGAAATAGATTGATTTGAGATTTCTATCTTTTCTTTGTAATCTTCGATTTTTTTATTGTGAACCACAATTTCATCATTACTCTTAATTTCCTTTTCCTTGAATTCTATTAAATCCTTGGTGATTTGAATATCATGCAAACAAGCATCTTCCTTATCTGGGTCTGCAGTGTGTTCTACATGTCCACAAGTTGGACAACACTTTCCTTGGTAGGTTGGGAGCTTATTATTTAATTCTGTAAGCTTTTCTTTAAGAGCGTCTATTTGTTTTGGAAATTTATCAACAGCAATTTCTTTCTTCTTAGGGTTGTTTGTGATAAAGTCATTAATAACCTTAAGATTGGCCTCAACCATTCGAAGTTGATTGTTTTCAGCGTCAAGCTTTATTTTTAATGATTGAGAACTCTCTCCCTCGCTAAATGGGAGTTCTTTCTTAAAATTTTTAGATAACCAATCTTCTGCAGATTGAATATTTATTGCCAGGGTTGAGGCTGTCTTCTCAAGAATTGCTATTTGGTCTTCAGCAGCTTGCTTACTTGTTATTCCAGATTCTTCAATCTTCTCAAGCTGTCTTGTAAGTTCAATAATCTCATCATTAACATCGTTTTGTTTAATCTCAGAAATACTCTTCTCTTCCCTGAAAGAGTCGTGCTCTTTTTGCTTCTCTAAAATTTGACTATCAATATCAATAATTTTATTTTCAATTTCAATTGTGTTGCCAAGGTCCTTTTGCTTCCTGGTAACATCATTGAAGAATTTTTTTGCATAATCATGTCGATTCTTATAGGTCTCAAGACCAAGAAATCTACTAATTAGATTGTTTTTTGGCTGTTGTGATTGATTGATGTAATCACCACTTCCTCCTTGAGCTTGCAAAGAAGTTTTGGTAAAATCATCAAAAATACCGATTGCATCTTTAACAAGTTCCTTAACCTCCTTTTGTTCTCCAGTTTTTCTATCAGACAATTTATCTTCCCAATTTTCACCAACAAGTTCACCGTCATCATTGTACTTTTGAACTAACTTTTGATAGCTGGTGCTGAATGTATTCTTCCCCTTCTTACTTGTAATCTTTCTTGTAATCTTATATTTCTCTCCATTGATTGTGAGATTTAAGATTACATACCCAGTATCGGAATCTGTATAAATATTTACGAGATACCTTGAACTACTTTGGTTGCCACCAAGTATTTCTTCATATAGACCCCATACAATAGATTTTACAACATTTGATTTACCATTGAAGTTTTTTCCGAAGATACCAGTAAGCCCAGTAATCTTGTCAAAGTCAATTATAATTGGCTTTTTGTCAAACGAGAGTATATTGCTTACTTCTATAGAATTCAAGTCCCAGTCATCAACATAATTCAAATGAGATTCATCAATCTCAAGCGCTGTATCAACTTCTCTTGAAAATTGGATGAGCTCCTTCATGAGCTCGTCTTCAATGTTGAACTCTCCTTCTTTTATGTATTCCTTGAATATCTCCTCGAAAGTATATTGATGGGTCTCATCATCTTCTGAAACGCTTGAGATTTCTCTCCTTATCTCCTTAAACTCGACCCGAACACTTTCACATCCATATTTATCTTTAATAAGTCTCTTGATGTGGTTTTCTTTCTCAACAGAGTAGTTTTCCTCATAATCCTCCCATATGATATATATTTTTGTCTTTTTTTTGTTGCTACTAAATTTGACAAAATCAACTCTCTCCTCAATATCCTCTCCTCTGGCTATGTCAATTTTGGCAAACCCATAATCATTGAGAATAAACTTTCTCTCGTGCTCACAGGTATCGGTATCCCAAAGAAGATAACCCTTATCAATTGACTCCCCGAAATTCTGCTGTATTAAACTCCCTGCATAAGCAACTGTTTCATCGTCTCTAAATGTCTGATATTCGTGAATATCTCCAAGCATAACCATGTCAAAATTACTGAATGTGCTTAGGCGCATTAGGTTATCTCGCTTGTCTTCATATCCATTATCCATCCTTGCGCCATAGACAGTTCCATGGTAGAACGCTACATATTTTTTCCCTGGCTCCTTTTTTTCTAAAGTTAGAATTTCATTATCCTTACATGAATATACGCCATAGACAAGTTCGTCATTTATATTATAGAATCCACTGTCTGGATAATAATAGACAGCGTTTTGGCTATAGTCTATATCTAACTTGTTTTCATTGGTAACAATATGCGCTTTTTTCTCAGCACCTCCCTCAATTAAATTAGCAAGATAAAATATTGGCGAAATAGCATCGCCCTGCTCAAGCTGCTGAAGATTAAGGTCATGGTTTCCAAGAATAACATCAGTCGGAGCAATTCTTGATAAATTTATTAAAAACTCCGCCAATAGATTAAAAGAACCTGGAGACATGTTTATCTTATGATGCACAAGGTCTCCAGCCAAATAAATTCTATCTGGCTTCTGCTTCCTGAGGTCTTCATAGAGTCTATCAAAAACCTGTCTGTATTCATCGTGTCTTGACCCAAAACGTATTTGGATGTCTGCTAAGTGAGCTATCTTCATTTTATTATTCTTTTAAGTTTTTGCTAATTTGCATTGACAAATCAAGCCTCTTTATATTCCTTGTTGCTTTGACAACCTCCTCTTTTCCGTGGTCTTCATAAATCTTGGAAATATCTTTATCGTAGTCTCTTAAATCTACAAAAAAAACATTCAAACCTAAAGAAGAGAGCTTAGTATATGTCTCAACTGTTTTATCTATTGCATCTGGGTCAAAGCATATTATTACAGTGCAATTATGCTTCATCAACTCACTTACTAATAAGTCTGAAATCTCCTTTCCAAGAACTGGTATTGCATTTGGCAATCGAAACATATCAAACACCCCTTCCACAAGGAAAACTGGAAGGTCCCAGTTTATAAAATACTCATTGAATATAATATCGTTCTTGTGAACTTCTTCTCCTGGAGGCTTAATGTATGGAATTACTTTTGGGCCCTTAATATAAGAACGTGCCTCATAGTAATTAATCTTTCCAAGTGCATTTTTAGATGGTATGATTATTCTAAATCTTCTTGGACCAACTTCTGTGTACCCTATTTCATATTTGTCAATAAAGCTCGGACTAACTTTTCTCTCATGGACAAGATAATCCCAAGCGAGTTTGTATAATGGAGTGTTTCTGTTTATTCCGAGGGGAAGGTATCCCTCTGGCAACTTACAGGTTACAAGGTGATGGTCAACTTTTGGTTTGCTTGTAGCTTGACTCCTAAGACTATCAACCTTATTTATGGGGAGTATTGACTGTATTCTTTGCAAGTCCGTTGTGGAGCCATAATCTTGAGCCAATTGATATACAAAACCTCGGTAGTCACATTTCCAACATTTGAATAGGTGTTTTTCAGAATTGTACTCAAGATTGAATTTGTCAATGTCATGACGACACTTAGGAGATGGACAATTAAATTGCCATTGTTTTTTGGATAATGCGTCATGCTCACTCTTGGGTTCCCCCAAAAATCCTCTAACTGTCTGAACTATTATGTAGTCATTATTACCATCCATAATGCAAATATATGGCATTGTGGTGAGTAAAGCAAGAATTTAATCAGCCAATTGCTCTTGCATTATGTTAATGTGGCATAATCCCACAACGTATGAATCGCACATGTCATAATTTTCATCAACAAGCTTTGCAGTCTTTGGTCCATATTTCCAAACAATGTGAGGTTCTCTATCTCTAACGAGAGTCCAAATTGCATGCTTATTTGAAGCGCTGTCTTTTAGGGGTTTGAAATTAGGAAATGCCACTTTTCTTGCTGTGTTAACATTGTAGTGTATAGGTTCGATGCCAAACATTTCATGAACAGTTCCACTAATCATTCCGTTAAAGAAATTTAAAAGAGCAATTGTATCTGCGCTTGAGAATTTTCCCTTAAATTTCTTAAGAGGTTCTTCAATTACAATATGTTTTATATCTGAATTCTCAAGAAACTTAATTTGTTTCATAAATTCAACTCGCTTTTCAAATAAGCTAATTTTACTTCTAAATTTTATATAGTTAAGCTCCATAAGCTCATCGCCAGCCTCATTAAATAAAGCATACCCAATACAGCTTGTAGATACATCCAGTGCAAGAATCATAATTTTGTTTTTATAAAATATAAAAAAAGCCCTTGTTAATATCAAGGGCTCTTCTAATTATGTTTTTATCTAAATTTATTGAAATATCTTTTGAAGATGGGGAGCTCAGTCCAATCCATATTTATTCCAGGAGTTCTGTAAATATTTTGAATGGTGTTTGTTTCTCTTAAGTAAATTTGTATGCTCGCCTATGCGTCTTGGAAAATTAATGGCAAAACCTATATAAATCCTGCCATTAATCATATTTTTTATTTTATAAACTTCAGTCATAACTAACTGATAATCAATCCGTTATACATCTATATCAAGGTTGAAGGTTATCAAGTTTGTGTAATTTTTCTCAACTGGCCTATCAAGCTTAGCGACAGCAATTAATTCACTATTTTTATTATAAAGACCAATCTCTGTCACTTGAACGGGGTCAAAACCATTAGTTTCACTGTCAAGTTCTTGAATGTTAAAGGCAAGATTCCAAGATGGATTCGTAGAGAATACAAACTCAGTTGGAAGAGCGAGACAAACTACAGAAGTTCTAAAGTTAATGTTGATGTCATTAAATGTTAGTTTAGATGCTATGTTGTCAAAATAAACATTTGTTGTAGCAGATGTTGAACCTGTGTTGACAACATTTGTATGCAATTGGAAGCCTTGGTCCCAAGGAATATTATCAACAATATCTGGGTGAGTCAAAACCAAGAATCCTTTATCCAAAGAAACATATCCCACAGGAATGTCATAATTATATCCTTGATTGGTGTTTGTTGGATAATTTTCTGAAACTGGAACTGCAAGACTAACTCCACTCCACGGCCTTTGGTCGGTATTGATGTCTGCTGCCAGAAGGTCAGTGTAGGCATGAGCCTGTGGTCTGTTTACAAAAGGAGTTACATTCCAGGTTGTTCTTGGGAAAAAACTTGGCACTCCACCAGTAGTAGTCCCAGTTCTTGGGAGGTTGATGTCATCTGAAAATAAGAATGCAATGTTATTTCCAAGAAGTGTAGAATTTTGAGACTTTGTAAGCTCAGAATAAGTAGATGATACGACTGTTATACCAGACATATAAGATGAACCACTTAATTGAGGAACTGTAAAAGTTACACTTCGCCCATCAATCATTTCATTATACGCTTCTCTTGGAATTGGTGAAATAACCATTTTATCAACATTCATCTGCTGGAGTTGAGGATTCTGGAGAGATAATGTAGAACCCGTAGAGAGATTACCTTGTGTGTGAGGTATTTTAAAAGAAATAAAATAATTAGCCTCTTTACTTGTTAGGTCTGTTCTATCACACAGCGTATAGGTAAGTGCGCTATACCCAAGCCCATAAGAGCCTGGTATAGTTGTAAATGTGGCATTCTCATTTCTTGCAGAAATTATGCTTGTAATATTTTTATATGGTACGTTTGGCATTGTTTTCTAATTTTATAATTTATTATCTTGTAGGGCTTACTGATACTGTGCCACCAAATACAGCTGTAAACCTAACCATATACTGAATTGCTGATGAAACTTGATTTGTATCTAAACCGTAAACGGTGAATAGTAAGTTTTTTTGAAGCGATACAGCATTTGAAACATTCGTTGAAACGTTGTCTCTAATCCAAGTTCTAAGAGCACTTCTGTAGTCACTCGGAATACCAGTGTTATAATCATAATAACCATCTGCAACGCCATTAGTCTTAATACAAAATGTAACATACATAATGCTTGAGTTCGGTTGAGGAAGCCAAAATTTAAGCCAATATGTACCCGCTCCAGTTGTAGTCTGAAGTGGAACCACGAATTTATTGGTACCAATACTTATTCCATTTAGTGGAATATTAAATGTCCCCACTGGAGTTGGTCCAGAAACAGTATGTGGTTCAACAACTATAACCCCATTATCAAGATTAGTAGTTTTAAAAGTAACCTTTTTAGCTATTGAATTATTTGCTGGATTGCCGTTTGCTATTACGCCTTTAATTGCCATGTCTTTTTATTTTTAATTTTTAACCACCAAAAGCAGGTAGTAAGATAGGGTTGTTAACTACAAAATTGATATTTGAGGGAGGAGTCTCGCCAGGGGCTATATCTGGAATACTTGTCTCAGCTATACTTAACACAGGAGGGGTTCCTGGAGCTAAATCAGTGCTATATTCAACATTCGTTGGTGTGCTATCAAATATAAATGCAATAAGATTTGTTTGCACATAGTTTGCAGTTGCTTTAAGGCATCCATCATTTTTCCCTGTAATATCTGGAACTTCTCCAGACTCAAGAAGAGGAATTGTCTGATAATTTGTGTCAATATCAGAAAGTGTAAACTTAGTGATTTCAAATAAATCGTCACCAGCAGTATCAAATCTGTTATTATTTTTGTTGAACAGATAATTTCTGCCTGTCTCCGTAAGGTAGGCTACTGCGTAAACTGTTTCTGCTGAAGGTATATATCCCATTTCTCTTTATTTTTATTATAAATATCCTTAATTAAAAAAATTAAAAATCAATTTCCAACTGGAATGCAAGGTATCTTGAATCATTCTTCTTAATTGGGTAAGTAGGTTTTCCTACTGCCACAAGAACATTGTTATCATTCAGGATTCCAATTTCAGTTATATATGTATCTGTATCCAATAGCCCATTAAAACTTGAGTTATTTGATGTGTTGTAATTAGGGTCTGGAGCCAAAACTGTCATCACTGACTTAAATGACGTTGCTCTTATTGCTGTTCTTATATTTCCAAAGAAGAAAGCTTCGCTACCAAATGTAAGCCCAGATTGATTAACATCATTATTGTCATAAAAAGAGCTATCAAGAACATAAGTGCTCCCACTATCCCAGTCTTCCTGTGAAACTATAAATTGGAATCCTGCAAGGTTTAATGGGTCAATTGTAAGAGAGTTTGTTGCTCCAGTGTATAATCCATTTCCAGTTGTACCAGATGACATGCGTCTCCATCCATCTGTAGGAATATTGTCAAAATTTGTATCTGGGTTTAGAGATGTATTAACTCTATTAACAAGAAGCTGCACCTTATTTGTGTTCCAGCCTGTTCCAGAGAAAGAATCTAATCCAGCAGAATTTCTCAAGTAAGGAAAAAACGATGTGTTGAAGAATGCCCTTAAATACTGCGGATTATCCAGCGCATCTACAGAGCCATCAATTCTTTGTATGTATTGACAAGGTAGTGATTGAGGGTATCCAAGAGATGTTCCAGATGAATATGTCGGCTCACTCTCTGTAATATATGTTACATAATACGTATAGCCACTCTGAAGCAATCCTGTTGTGTTTGATGTGTCCAAAACAGTATTTGAACATGAACTGTTTGGAGAGGGCGAAGAATCAACGCTAAGACCTGGAAGTGTGTAGGACCTATTTGACTTATATGTCAAGGCGGTTAATAATTCTGGGTCAGTAATCACAATCATTTTAAGTTTATGATAAACTCTACCAACCACAAAATCAAGCGATGTTGAACCGTCTCTAAGTTCTCTATAATTTGTTTGTGCGGCATTGTCAAAAAATGTTGAGCCAGCATAATCTTGTAGCTTTATTCCAAAATTAGTTACCTGACCAGCAAGGCCAGCAGTTCTGTGCCACATTATATTTGGAATATCTATGACAACAGTTTTTTCAACCAACTGTTCAGCATATGTATTCCCTGTAAACTCGTTTGTATAGTGGATTACTCCAAACTGCCTTGTTTCACTTCCAAATCCAAGGTACTGTTTTGTTCCATTGTATTGAATTGAGCCATAGGTAGTATAACCACTGATTGATGGGTTTGTGCCTTCAACAGAGCTGGTTCTAATAATATTCATATTCCAAACCCCTGTGTTAACAGTAGCCGCTGAACCATAATAGGTTTCAACGCCATTAAAAGGATAGAAATAAGTGTTTATTATTTGAGATGTAGAGGCTGTTCCAAAATTTGGGACATTTCTATCAAGTGTAACAACTGAAGTCCCTGTGTCAGCAGAAAGTACTCTATACCATAAATTATTAAATGGAGTTCCAGAGTTTATTGTTGTAGATGCGTCATAAGTTAATCCGCTTGCTGATATTGGCTCCCAAGGAATGTACATTAAGTCTCCAGCAAAAGGAAAATATCCTGTACCACCACCAGCAACTGTAACATTATTTGTTCCATCTGGAACATATGTTGAGTAGTCGATTGTGTTAGAACCCTTATATTCATCGAAGTCGATTGCCCATGTGGTTCCAGTTGTGGTTCCTGTAAAAAAACCAGTAGTCTCTGTTTGTGCTGTAATTACTTGAGTGGCTGAACCAACTGTTATCGGAACCGCATCGGAACCATCAAAACTAAGTGAGGGAGAGAATTTTGGTGCCGCATCTTTTGGTGCTATAATTCTATTGCAACATCCGATGTCATAAGCCCCAGTTCTGTCAATTCCATAATTTATCTCTCTATCAGACAGGAGCGCTTTATTAAACGTCAATTGACCTAAAGATAGAAGCCTCCTTCCATCATCAGTAAGTTTTATATTTATGAACGTCTGCGGCTCGTTTGGTAAATAACTCATTTCAGCTTTTTTTCTATAAATAGAATGATAAAATTTATTTAATTCTTGTTCGAAAATAAATAGTTAAGGATAAAAAATAATCTTTTATTATTTAGATTCGAAAACTTTTTCCCTAATATTTATAGAAAAAGTTTTCATGTCAACATTCGAAGTAGATTCAGGAATTACATTATCAACAGCATTTAGACCTGGGGAGGACCTTAGGTTTGCAAACACGTCCTCTGAGTCTATTTTTACTTTTGGTGACTATAGAATTGAGAGAAGCAGCGAGCCTGACTTACTTACAAATACTGCCAATAATTTATCATTTACACCATTTTCTACACTTGAGAATATGGGGGTTGAGAATTTTAACCCCATAATAAACACCTCAATTCAGAACAATGAGCTTAGACCAGTTAAGTCAGACCCGTATAGTTATAGCTATTTTGGCTCCTTCTATACCGAGGTGGCTCGCTCAATAAATAATATAATTGATACATTTCCTTATGCGGCCTTAGCGTTTGATAATTTTAATGGTGTCACCATATATGATTATAGCGAGGAATACAATAATACAACTGGACAGAAAACATCGAGGTTTAAAATACCTGCAAGCACTATAATTAATGAGGGGTATATATTATTCAACTCAGGCTCTCCAATAGGAAATCAAGTTAGCTTGATGACCCAAACAAATTTGTTTGAGATACAATTAAGCGCAACAACAACTGCTCAGACAGAATCGTTTACAATTAATACGTATTCATATTTTCCTGGAGTATCAGCATATCTTGAATTTGAGATAAATGGTCACTTATCAAGCGGAGCTGCAATTCCACTCACAGGAACCACGAGCACGCTACCAGTTTATATTAGACCATCGAGAAAAAGGGTTACTGAATATAGAATGCAACAGTCAAGACTTGAGAGGCAACTTCTTGGGGAGGGGGTATTTGATATTCCAGATATTGATGATGAGAATACGAGTTTTACCTATAGAATTCAGTGGCCAAGAACTATTGATGGGTTTAATCCAGACACAAGAGGTGATAGTTTTGAGCAGTATAAGAGCAATATGCTCCTATTAGCTGGAAATACAGATATGGACAAGACTGACATCATGATTAAAACCATGATTCCAGAAAACTACATTCAATTTGATACAAAAACACAAATATACCAAAAGTTAACTGCTTCTTACGCTAAGCAATTTGATGAGATTAAGCAATTTATAGACAACATTGCATACGCTCACTCCATTGGCTACAATGACCAGGAGAGTGTTCCTGAAAAATTCTTAATTAAACTCAGCAACTTACTTGGGTGGAAGCTTTCAAGCTCATTCAGTGAGATAGATTTATTCGAATATTTAGCTGATGATGAAAATCCAGAACAAAACTCATTTGCATACTACAACGTAGAGATGTGGAAGAGAATTTTGATTAATATCAATTGGCTATATAAGAGAAAGGGAACAAGAGATGCTCTCCAGTTTATTTTTAAACTGATGGGTGCTCCAGAGTGTCTTGTTGTTTTTAATGAATTTGTTTATGACATAGAAAGAACGATTATAGATGAGAATGATATAGACACCACTGCATTTCCACCTCAAGTAAATAAAGCAAACTCAAGAGGGTTCATAAATTATGAGGTCAGTGAATATATTTTCCAAGAAGGAGGACCAGGAAGAGGAGATGGACAAAGGTACATCAATCAGTGGGTGCCCGAATTTAATCCAATAAAAAGAGTTAACAACATTAAGGTTCAAGTTGGAGATACTGGTTTTACTGGTAGCGAAAACATCGTTAACACAAAGGAGGTTTGTGCAACTTTAAGTCCTGCAAATGCAATTGAGTGTGATGTTTTTGAGTGGTACAAATTAAGTGGGACATGTTGGGTTTGGGGAACTATGGGCTCCCCTTATTTTAGTGCAAACACGGTGCCGTATGAATATACAATAACTGATTGTGAATTCGTTACTCCAGAAAATATTACTGGAATGACGTTTAATGATTATATGCAATTCATTTATACATCCAATATAGAGCCGAGAAATAGAAAAACTAACTCTCAGATTCACACCACCTTTGGCTATCCAGAACTAAAGAGGATATACATGAATTATTATCTCATGTCATATCCCCAATCAAATAGACTAACAATAAAAAAGCTTGAAGCATTTCTTAATTTGATGGAGACTAATTTCCAGGATTATTTATTGCAGCTGATACCAGCAACAACAATACTTGAATGTCAGGGGACAACGTATAGGAATACGGTATTTCAAAGGCAAAGATTTGTGTATAAGGAGGGAATAAATGATGGCTCAGAGTTTCAGAATGGATTGCCGCCAGATATTAGGCCCCCACTTACTCCAGTTCATTTAGGTCCAAAAATAAATGACTTCTTTGGTGTGGCAATTAACAGTATAGTTATTAATTCAGGGATTAGCCAAGGTATAACAAAAAGATTAACACCAGTAAAAATTGAAGGATATATCAACCAAAATAATCTTGGCGCTGGAATTGATGGGTTTGAAATTTTTGGAGAAATTCAACCTGGCGTTAACCCTCCACCATTGCCTTGGCCTTAATTTTTAAAAAATGATAATTAAAAAATCTATACAAGAGACAACTGGAACTGACGAGAATGTGGCGCAAAGTTTTAAGCAAAACATTTTCTTTGATGTTGCTGAAGCCGCTACATTACCGTTTGCGTTTGAGGTACCTATCTACACAACTGTGGGAGGGACAAAAGATTATTATGGACAAAACCCAAATGCGATATTCACAAGTTTGGTTAAACCATTCATAAGGTTTGATTTTTCTAAAAACACAACAAGTTTCGGTCCAAATGTTTACATAAAGCATGACATATATCGTGTAAGTTGGGATGTTTTTAAGAGAGCTAAAGAAAAATTTTTGATTGATTCCGAGGAGTCAATCAGTACTGAAAAAATTACAACAGAGATAATTGAAGAACTCGATGAGGCCACTGGAGTAATTAGCAAAAAAACCATAAACAGAACTAATAATGAAGTTAATAATATAACTAAAAACTTTAAAAATAAGGATGGCTTTGGGAATACAACTCCTGGAATCGGTAGTGCTCCTATTTCCACGGAAGAGTTGATGAGTGTTCTTCAGAACCAGCTGGATGAACCCCTCTACTCAATTACAGCCTCAACAACAGGGATTACCACAAATATATATGACCTTCAAATAGACCAGTTTATAAAGAAATTTGGAGATTTTAAAACAGAATTGTTCCAAGATAGAGACCAGTTTATAATAGATACAAATTTCATATTCGACATTCAGCTCACCCCTGGGTTAACTGACTTACAGACTATTGAAGAGGATGGTTCTATAACAAATCAGGTTTATAATTCCACTGTAAGGGGAGAGACTTCTTCAGAGGAAATGGTTATTGATAAGGGTGAATTTCAGGGGCTTAATTTTAAGGGTGGAGATTATTTCTCATTCTTTGAAGTTCCAGATAAGCCAATATTTGAATATCCGACCCCTACTGGTCAAACAAACACATTTACTCCAGAGATATTTTGGTCAAATGGAGAAAATGCAGATAGCTATGTTGTTCAGGTAAATTATAATACTGGAGATACTGGGTTTACTGGAACTGTGTTTACGTACATTGTCCCCAAATCCGATGACTATAAGGAAGTTGCTAATAGTAAGACAAAAAATACCACATCTGAATTTTCTGCAGACAAGACAATTAGAAAGTATCAACTTTCACTTAAAACAAATAAGAATTTGTTGTATCGAGTTGGTAATGTAAAAGAATTGCAAAATTTATTTGACGTTAAGCAAAGTGTCGTTACATTTTCAGATACCTATAGTTTAAGTACACAAGTTGAGCCTATTAAAACATTTGTTTACACTGAATCTGATAGTAAATACTCAAGAGAAATATCTGGACTTGTAACTCCTAATTCTCTTGATTCAGAGAGTCCATTGAGTGAGTATTCACTAAGCGGACTTGTATCTGGTTCAACGGTTACTGGAGCAACAATGCAGCTTGTATACCCTAACTCAAGTTTTGTTACCACAACAACAAGTACAATTGGAGAATTTACATTTAATGACCTTGAGGAGGGTACTTATACGCTTAACACAATGTATAGAGGTTATGCTCTTGACAGCAGACCTGTGATAATAAATTCAGATACAAGTTTGTTTATTGAGATTGAAATTAACTGGGACAATAACTATGATATTTGGGCTACCAAGGAAAATGACATAATTAAATATTAAACAAACTATTTATAATAAAATTAGAGTAAAATGACTGGAGAATTAATACCTACTGGAGTAACGTTTGGAATTGGAAGGAATTCAATAAACGACCAATTTAGTGGAACTGCCGAGTTCAATAACATTATTTTGGAATCTGGTGCCAACTTTTCAGGTGGTACAGGTGGTGGTGTGTTATTCTCTGGAGGAACTAATCTTTATGATATTTTCTTGGCGAGCTCAAGTTATCCAACATCTGGTGACCTCTGGAGCGGCTCAACTGGAGCAAACTCTATTATTGCAAATAATGGGTCTGGTAACTTGGCGAGTGGAGACTATTCTTTTGTTGGTGGTAGAAATAGTCGAGCAAACGGCTCATATTCTTTTGTTGGAGCAGGTTACAAAAATCGCTCATTAGGAGATGGAACTTTTGTTGGAGCAGGTTACTCAAACTCAGCAACAACAACCTATTCA